CGGGTTTCTCCAACTGTTTAATCAGATAGAGATAGTTGACATAATGTTGATGCGTGATAAGTTTCAGTCCATACCAATACTTCATCAGCTGGTCAAAGTCGCTCGAAGGATAAACCAAAGTGTGCATTTCTGTACTCTGTCGGATTATAACTTGATCTTCTAGACTTAATTTTCCAGATAATATGTTACTCATGCGCATATTAATATAGGGGATTGTACCATCAGAGGCCCCACTGAAATCAGACGAACACCAACCGAGTTTCTTCACAAAGTTATCTGTGAACTGAAACTGTTCGATATCGACGAGATCGGTAGAGCATAGCCGACGACCAAGAGCACGGAAGCAGGAAATCTTCTTGATTTCAGCATGCAGAGCCTTCTGGTAGACTCCGACTGCCCAGTACTCGAGGGCCGGCCCTTTACTGATGATTCGGACCTTCAATGCCTCCAAGATACCCACGACTTGCGCCTTGAGTCGAACTTTGAACTTTGTTTCGCGATGTAGTGCTAACTTGGCTGCTAAATTCTCATGGAATTTTGCTCGAATTTCAGGAAATCCGAGTCGGGCATCACAGACAGATTCATAAATGTGTCCGTCTTGTGATACTTTTGTGTGACAGTGAAGGACCTCCAATTGAGGTACAAACCGGGGATCCTCCTCAGGATCGTAAAATTGCCAGGCAGCAGATTCGTTGTCGCAATCCGGCTCGAGGATACCTAGAGTTGTTAAGTCTATTAATCCCAAGCCTGCGATCGCACGTGCTGTATAGTGCCAGGTGACATTTTTCTTTACCTTCGGAGGGGGAAGCCGCTCCTTAGCAGCCTCCACAAAACATATCTGACATATAGATTCAGACATGTGGTTAATGGTCTCACATACGTGACATTCCCAAAGATCCGACGGGCCGTCGGTTTCGATCTCGTCAACCACCTCGATCGTTGGTACAAATAAGTCCGAAGGAAACAGCTCTTCCAAAATATAGGATAAGCTTCCTCCGTCGACGTACTTGCGTTCGAGGCAGGCCTTGAACTTGGGACAAATAGTCGGCTCGAGCAGGTTCTTCATCGTTTTAGAGAAGGACTTGGCTACGCGAGTCGCTAGTTGATCAAGTATAGGACGGATCAAAGATATAGCGTGATCGCTAATCTCCGTGGGCAGTGTATGTTCCTTTTGCATGTTTTTAGCATGCTTAAAGTACTTCCAGAACGACACTGATTCCGAGAGGTGAGAGTCATTTGTCTTAGCCTTGTACAGTGACTGGCATAACCAGACTGAAGACTTGTTTACAGATAAAAGTCTTGGGCGGATCCAACGCCAAAACTTACCACTCCAATGCAAGTGCTGGGCACCATTGGGAGGGTCTAAAAGTCGCTTGTTACTGCGGCCCATGAAACCATAAACGTCTTTTTGTGACAAAAGATAAGACGTAAAAAAATTGTGCAAGTACGAACAGTAATCGACAACATCTATTGATAAGCGGGATTCAAAACCCATCGCGTACCAATTCATTGTCTGCTCTATATAACTATAGAGCACTGCATGCGGAGCCCCTCGAAAGGAGAGCACTTGGACACAACTGCTGATGGCAGACACAAACAACGAGAGGTTCGCCTCGTCGTTGGTCTGACTAGGTCCTTTTACCACCCGGTATTTAGGACTATCAGCGGTCAAGTAATCGTACCTATTACCTGACTTTGGCAACGCCACGCGTTGCACCCCCCTCTTGAAGAGAGGGGCCATGCCGGAATGAACCGGCTTTTGATTAAGGGACTGATCCGGTGGTAGGTAATCAACCACACCACGGGAGGTGCAACGCAGCACCATGGTCACCCCACCAAACCTTATATCAATACAAAAAATAAACATTTATATGACACGCGGAAGCGGTAGGAATGAGGACTTTTAGAACAGGATGTTCTAG